CAAAACCGCCAAAGATAAGCGGTCATAGATGCGGTAGCCGCGCTTGAAGTCGCCAAAGATAATCGGTTCAGCACTCGCCTCAATATCGGCCATGTCCACGGCTTCCACAACCGGACGGCCAAGAATGGTTTCCGGTTGTCCTGCCTGATAGGATGGCTGCCATAGGTAGTTTCCGTGACCGTCTTTCAGAGTGCGAAGCGAGGCAAGTGTCTGACCGTTCATCACCCATGTGCCAGTGTTCCGATAAGTAGCTGGAAGGGCATACATGAGCGCGATCAGCTCGTCAGGCGAGATTGCCGAATTGCTGACTGCGGCGGTTTCCGCGATGTTGGCATTGGTCATGAACCCGGCAGGCTCAAGTGAGGTATTGCCGCTGACAAACGACACGTTCTCTTTCTGACCGAAGTCTTCAGCCAGTGCGAGATTGACCTCGCTCAGAACATTGGCGCTGTCCTCGGCAAGCTGAAGTGACATGTCTACATAGGTAGCGATTTCCTTCACTGCGATTTCAGACTGATCGAAAGTTGGTTCGCTGCCCGTCCGGGTGTCAGTTTCACCCACCCATGCGGCATTTGTAATCCCGGTGCGCTTCGGCAGGATGATGTTAGTAGCGCCGGTGGTGCGCACATCGGCAATACTGCGAACAGGGCTGTATTCCACCAAATTGCGGATAAACTCACCGCTGACGTCCTCCGGAGCAAGGATGTGGTTCGCGGTATCACTAGCGGTAGTGAGCGATTTCTTCTCGCCAGAAGAAAGGTAGTGAGTGAAGGCTTTCACTTCCTCGGCACCCATGATCGGGTTGGCATCGCCAGTGATCCGGGGGCGGTTGGCCTTGGCTTCGATCTTATCCAGCCGGGATTTGATCTCGTTGAACGCCTTCATGTCGATCTGGGGCGCGTCATTGGCCGGGATTTGTGCGACCGGCGCGTTCTCGATTTCTTCGTTTTCCATGTGGGGTGTTTCCTTATCGGGGGTATGGGTGTCATCGGATTTGATGGATGTGATCTGCGCGCCCGGATGACATGGGACGGCTACAACTGAGATTTCATGCAGAAGGGCGGCGGTGATGGTGCGGCCTTTGGCGTGGCGCTTTGCACCCTTCGTGACGAACCCGATAGACAGGCCCGACACTGCTTTCGCTTGGATCATGGCGCGCACTTCACGGGCGCGTTCGACCCCATCCACTAAGAGCTGACCTTTGACGATCAACCCTTCGCTGGTTTCTTCGATGTGATCCCAGACGCCAATCACTTGCCCCTGATCATGGGCAAAGAGCATCGGCAATGTATCGGGGGCAGTGATTGCGCCCTTTTCGATTGCGTCGCCCACCCGGTCGGCAGTGCCAAAGGGCCAGGCGATGCCGGTGATTTCGCCAGCATCGGAGACTGACAATGCAGCCTTGATCTCAATGAGGTCGGTCATGCGGCGACCTCGCCTGCGACATTGCCACCCCAGCGAGCGTCCAGAACATCCAGAGCCAGAGGGAAAAGTTCATCAACCGGGCGGTTCCGTGCGTAGGTATCGGTCAGGCGCATGGCCTGTTCAGGAGTGGAACCGCCACCGATCAAGCCAAGCCGGATGATCTCGACCAGATCGACCAGTTTGAACTGCATGTTGACGGTGCGCAGATAAAGCGCGCCGATCCCCAGATCAGTGATCCGTTCCAGCTCGGTGATCATGTCATCGGTTAAGGCGAAGGTGTGTTCACCATCGCCAAAGAATGCCGTGTGCTTCATGCGGCCTTGTCCTTGCCTGTGGTTGTGTAGGGATTTTCGAGGGCGTCACCGCCTGGAAGGGGTGGCAGGTTTTGCGCTGCCCGGACCTCATTCGCGGTCATGACACCCATGCTGCGATACTGGCCGTATGCGGCTGCACGGGCTGCGGTGTCAGTTCTCAACAGATCGTCGGTAACTGCTTCAATGTAAGCGTCTGCACGTTCCTCTGGGGTCAGCAGAACGCGCGCATAGGCCCACGCCCAATCGGTCAGCCACGGCTTCAACGTGATGCTGTAGAACTGGCGCGCCATTTCTTCGGTGTTCGACCAAGTGCCCCGCGACAGCTCGAAAAGCATGGTCGGGGGAACCCGGAAGACACGGGCGATTTCTCTGATCTGTTCAATGCGGTTCTCGGCGAACTGAGTATCTGCAAGGGTCATGGACAGCGGTTTGTAGTCCATGCCTTCATCCAGAATGGCGGTGCCGCCTGCGTTCTTGCCGCCATGGGTGTTAAACCAGCTTGAGGCGATTTTCTTTTTCGCTTCAACGTCCATGATCTTTTGTGCTGTGGTCACGCCGGACGGGCGGGCACCATTGGCGAACACCGTGCCGATATGGGTCTCAAAGCTCAGGGCCAGCGCAATTGCTTCGCGACCCAGGGTGATCGGAGACACACCGCCAAAGGCTTCGATACGCAGCACATCACGAAAAGACATGCGCACTTGCCCGTTGTCAGTAGAGACCAAGTAATAGGGTTCGCCGTCAGGCTCATGGTTAAGCTGGACCATGCCGGGTTCTAGGCGATGCAACTCATAGGGGGTGCCGTCATCCAGCCGGATCACCTGAGCATGGCCAGCGCCATGCAGCAGGGCGTCACAGGTCAGTTTCTCGCGTAGTTCAGCTGCGCTTGTCCATTCGTTCGCCTCATCATGCACCAATTGATAGGCATGGTGACCTGACAGAGCTGCTTTGGTCTCGCGGTCATATAACTTGACTGGCAGTGCGCCGATAGTCTCACTGATAAGTGAGACAGCACAGGCTACAGCCGGGACGCGCAGGGCGTTTCTGGGCCCGATGGACAAGCCAGATGTGGTGGGGATTACACCGAACAGGGTTAACGCGTCCGGGTCGGCTAGGGGCAGTGCCTTTTGCTCGGCGCTGAATCCAAGGGCGGTTTTGATCTTCTGGAAGGGCATGTGATCCGTGGTGAACTAATGCGTGTCAAAATTACCACACATTACTTCACCACGGAAGCGTTAAGTTACATATGCAACTTTATTTTTAGTCGTCAACCGGACCGCTAGATTGCTCATGCTCGGATACATTCAGTGACTGACCAAGAGCTTCATGGCAAATCGCGTTGATTTCTGCAATAAACTCTGCTCTTTTCCCTAAGAACGTAGTCCCGCTTCCAATCATGTCGCATAGGACTTCTTCAAACACACCGTTTGGCATAGAAAGGGCACCTACAACGCCGTTTCGGTAGAGTTCATCCCACATAAACTCCGTTTCAGTCTTAAAACACGTCGTCGCTACCCACTCGTCCAGAACAGCATACCAATACAGCCTGACGTTCCGTTTCTCATCATCAGAAGGTTTCCAATCCAAGTGATTTACCTATGGTGGAAACTTTTCTTGGAGCCTTCTAATCTCGGACTGAAACTTGATGTGCATCGCAAGACTTTCGATCCTCATCGCATGTAATGCATGGTTCTCACTAGTATCAGCCGAGCGCTTGGCCGCTTTTGCAGCAATGTAAGTAAACACGGCAGTCGCGAACATAAACAATGCAATGACCATCTGAGTTACATTAGCACCATTGGAAAAAAACTCAGAGTTGCGTCTGTTGCTTCCATAACAATACTCCCACTGTGAACTTCCTATGTGTGCACGGCACTCACGTCTTACAACTCAAGGAACAAAAGTTCACACGACCACTCTGAATCCAAGTTGGTAATTAGGCAGTCTATTGATTGCATCGATCTTGGTTTTCAACGTCACATCGCCGTATTTGTCGCCAGCGGTCTTACCTGCGTGACCCTGTATGGCGTCCACGACGCTATCTGAAATACCTAGCTCGCGGCACGTTGTCTTGAGCCTGTGCCGCCATGCGTGGAAGGGCTGAATGCCCGGCGGTGTAATATCTTTCGCGCGCAGCCATTCAGAAAGTTGGCTCGATATGCGCACCGCTTTTGCCGCATATTTCGCCGGATCAGTGCCGCCATGAAACAGCGGGCCGGGGCTTGCAGCCATTACAAACTCCATAAACCCCTCCTTAATGATCTGAGGGTGCAGCGGAACGTCTCGATATCCACCAGCCTTGACCGTGCCAGCATCGGGCGTGATGCGCGCCACCCACTGCCCTTCT